GTAACGTCAAAGATAGAGAATGTGGAGTAGTCTAGTCCCTGCCCTTCTGCCACATCGGCACACAATACATATGTGTGTTTAGGTTCTGGTTGCTCAAAGATGTCCATACACTCCATACGAGCCATTGGTTCTTTCCAATGTAGAGTAGCAAGTTTAGCACCGCTAATTAGCGTATTAGATGAACCTAAGAACTCACAACCAAACTCTTGGTCAAACTGTCTTTGACTTGTGTTTCGTATAGTTTCTGCTGCCCACTCTTCGTCTCTACCTGGCACCATTGACCAGTGGATCTCAATAGGCTGATATGTGCTAGTCTTGTCTATTGCTTTCTGCCACATCTTATAGAATAAGTTCATACCGTTCGGTGTAGAAACGATAACAACCTTAGATGTCTTACCAGATGAAATGGTAGGATAAGTTGAGTTAAAGAACTCTTCAGCAATATTGTTTGGAACGAACGCAAACTCGTCTAGAAAGATTAAGTTGAACGAGAAACCACGAACTGATGATCCGCTGGTGGAGTCAGCCAGAACTCTTGAACCGTTAGCAAGATAGATAGAGCCTTTGTTCCACTCTTTGATGCCTTGCTTCAAGAACATAGGCAGATACTCAAAAGCCAATTTAAGTTTCTGTAGCAATTCTCTGGCAGTTGGAGCACGGTTAGCAAGAATAGCAACCACAAAGTTTTCGTTGAATAGAACTTGATGAAGAATGTAGGCTACAGATGTAGTTGACTTACCGACCTGTCGTGGTAGCTTACAGATAGAGAAACGATTGTCGTGAAACGTCTGGAGCATCTTCTCCTGAAAGTCCCACATAGCAAATGGAATAAGACCTTTATCAACGTTAATAATCTTGATGTATGTTTTGGCAAAGTAAACAGGATCATCAGCACACTTGATATATTCGTCAAGTTCTGCTTTGGTAAAAGCGTGGCGATACTGCTCATTAGGCAGATTCGGATTGTTTTGATAACTAAACGGAGTCCTTGCCATCTTCTTTCTGTTTCTTAATAGCCGACAATAACTCAGCGGCTGAGCCTACGAATACTGCTTGTTCCACATTGATGCTCTCAGCATTCTTCTTACGTGGGTCAGATGCAGGATCTGGCTCTTTCAAATCACGTTTCATCTTCTGTAGATTATATAAGTCTTTTGATGTATCACCAACAGTTTTGATTAGATTAGCAACGACCTCAAATCCTCTGGCAGACTCATTTTGTCTTGCAATAGTAGAGATATCTTCAAGGGCATCATTACCCTTTTCAATTAGATTGCGTAACGTGTTTCTAACAAGACGGTAATCTTCATCTCCATCTTCATCACTTACTGGTTCATATTCAACAATCTCTCTACCAACTTCACCAGGAATCTCTTCCTTGTTGACGACAGGCAAATGTTCGATGCCTAAGGCATCTGATAAGTTCTTTTCAACACCCATAATATATTACCTTAATTAAAGTGGCAATAAGGATTCGGCTACCCAATGGAGAGAGTAATCTCTATTAGCAATAAAATATAATGATGAATTACTTGTGCCATTATAGACTCTTGTTCCTGTTTCGCCTTGCTCAGTAAATGTGATATCACCAGTGGTGTTTGCACTGGTCACATTATAGAATAACGATATGCTTTGATCCGATGGAGCGAAACCTCTTAAAATAGGTGCTGCTCTTTTTCGTGTTTTGAAAGAGATAAAACCACCACCATAAAAAGTGGTAGAATCTTTTGCTGTAAAATATGCAGCGCCAGCATAACTACCCTGGAAGGATGGTGATCCGAAATAACCTAGATTAGCATTCCAACTCTTTTCAATGTATCTTTGACATAGTTGCAATTCAACTTGATAAGGCCGTCTTTCAAATGATGTGGCCACATCGCCTGCTTCCAACTGAATACCTGTCCACTCTACTACATTGTCTATATAATTAAGCAGTGAGATTGTATTGTTTGGACGATAAAAATTACCTGAAGTCCATGTGTTAGGAGTTGTTATAGCAAAAGTATTAGATGAACCTAAGTCTAGACGAACTGTCATACCAGTATTGCTATTAGAGAAGAATGTGCCTGTTGTTGGACCAGGAATGCTAATAGTCTTATATTCCCAAGTGTTAGCTGAATTGACTGCATATGAGAATGGATAGCTAACGTCTTTTGTAGAACTTGTTACAGCGCCACCAAACAATCCTGTATTTGTTGAGCAAACCCAGAATGAAAGCATAGCATTTGAAGCATTACTTGTCCCCCAATTGAGATCTGTCATATTCAAACCTTCAAGTGGTTGTGCTATAGCAACAAATCCGTTGGCATAATAACCGCTCACAGGAGATTGTCGGTTAAACACTCTACATCTTAGTTTATGATCAAAACCAACTGGTGCACCGAAACTTGGAGTTAATCCTGTAGAAGTATTTGGACTATTAATATTAAAATGATTATCACCACTATAAACATACGCCCAACCATCAACGCTTCTAACACCGCTTACAACAATATTTAATACTCTATTACCATCACCATAATATTGAGCAATTCTCATATCACCATTAATAAATCTATTTCTAAATGGGAATGAATTATTGAATCTAGTCGTTACTACATTTGCTGTATTATAAGCATTATTAGCTACAGTATATCCAATGTTTGCTGTATTATAAGCATTATTAGCTACAGTGTATCCGATATTTGCTGTATTATAAGCATTATTAGTTGTGTTATAAGCATTATTAGCTGTATTATAAGCATTATTAGTTGTGTTATAAGCATTATTAGCTGTATTATATGCTAGATTGGCAATTGCATAGCCACTAGCAACAACCAGAGTTGTTAAAGATGTGTTAACCGAGTTTGCAAGATCAAAACCTAAATTAGCAATATTGAATACTAAATTGGATGTGCTAAAGGCTTGATTAGCATGTTGATAGCTGCTATATGAATAAACATTTACAGAGTTAGCAAACGCAAATGCGGCTGTGGTATTTTGATTTACACCATATGCAAAAGTATTGACGGTATTGGCATAATCGTAAATAGAATTGCTAAAGTTAAAAACGAGATTGGAAAAATCATAGATTGAGTTAGCAAAGGTATATACTGAGTTTGTCTTAGCCCAGGAAACGTTCAATCTACTAAACACAAGATTTGAGTGATTGAAGATCATTGCTTGTGTGGCGCTAGTATTGACCACAAGATTTGCCAAATCAGAAACAGTATTTGCCTGATTGTTATAAAGTTCAGTAGTGTTATTGTTGGTTTTGATGAACGATACTCTAAGTGTATCGCCTGTGCCATCATTAGCAACTGTACCGACGTTAATGATTTCTTGGGTCATTTCTCGCTCTACTTTAAGTGGTTTCTACCTATTTATAATTCTGTATTAGGCCATTCTATTATAGTAGTCGTATAGCCATAATCGCTTCCCGCATTTGCGGTTATTGGATCAGGTTCTATCTTAATCTCTACTATCTTTGAAGGCGAAACATCAAATGAACTTAAAACGCAATAGCCATTCGTGGATACTGCATGAATTGCTGTATTTATCTTAAAAGTGCCTTGTGGTGATGTAATAACAAGTCTACCAGTATTAGCACTAAAAGCCGCAACCGTGGCTGTCGCTGTTGCGGTAAGAATACTACTTCCTTGAAAAATCGTGTCATCAACTTTGAATACGCCGTTAGCACCAGTCACATTGAAAGTTTTTAGAATATCTGTACCCATTGTGGAATCATCGTATATATTTGTAAAAATCTTTCTGATGATACTTGTGTTAGCAACAGGACCATAATAGTGCATCTTCATTGTGAAATTCAAAGTCCAATACACATAGCGAACAGAATCAAAGTTTCCTTCATATTGAATATCATTTGATATACTATTCATTATGATTGGTATATCTTTGACTGATCCTAGAGAAGGTACCATATTTGTTGAGATTGTAAAATCTGGATTGAAGAATGGCATGATCTGTTCAACAATATGTGTGCCATCGTCAATGTTTCGTGCATAGACTACTAATTGAAAATTGATATCGTAAGGAACACCAACGTATGCTGAAGATGCTTTGGTTGATGTGTTTAGTTTAGATGCTTTGAGTAGATTGTTTTGTTTTCGTGTCGCATCATAAGAAATTCCTGTGATCTCAAATGACATGCGTGGAAGAATAGCTTGTGTTTGTCTTAATAGATCGGGATCGGATAAGACACGGGTAATCATCTTCTCTTTTGGAGCATATACGATAGGAACGATAAATCTATTCTGCTCTTTGCCATTATCAAGTTTTCTAATAATAGAAATATCATCAAACATTCTACCGAAGAGAATGACGGCTTTACGAGTTAGTTGATGATAAAAATGTGCATTACCGAGCATTATGGTGTTCCAAATGGATTAAGTTCTGATAGATCAAGAATAAGTTCTGCGCCTTGATCAAAATCTTCGTTATTGAAGAAATCGTTAGTCACATAATCGTTCTTTTCATCATCCTGTGAAATCATACTATAAATGGCACCTGATGTGTTTCCACGAACGGATGTATTAGATGAAAACGTTCCGTTAATGTTGTATATGAACATTGTGCCATTTGACTTGAACCATTCTTTAATTTCGGCTGTAGATGTATTGTTAGCCCAGGTTCCGTCAGGACTTTGAAAGACAATTTCACCATCTTTAAAGTTGCCTGTGCCTGATGTTTGAAGATTGATCTTAATTGTGTATGCGTTATCCTCTTCAACCTGATCAATATCTTCAACATGTGTTTCAAACTGTTCTTGACTATAACGGAAGTCTTCGCAGCGCATTTCATAGATGAATGGATGACGATTGCCAAGAGAAAAGAACATAAGTTTCTTTTCAATGAACTTGATTTCAAACATACGATGCATTAGAGGAACATAAACAAGATCACCTTCTTGTGGTCGTGATCTTAGTTGTCCTGGAACATGTCGCATGAATGATCGGCGGGATAGTATGAAATTTGATGTGTCTCTAATCTCTAGACCGAACTTTGAAAAGAAATCTCCATCACCCTCAAATCCTTCAACGTTGGCAATGTAGGCTTCAATCAAGTATGCATGTTTAAATTTGACTTTGGTTTCTTCACCAAAAATTAAATCAACGCTATCTAATGTTTCTCTAGGAATGTAATAGACATTGTGCCCCATCATCTCAATAGATTCAACAATAACATCTTCCATGAGACTATGCTCATTACCCATACGATTTTGTGAAGGAAAGTTATTGAAGTATGGTGAAGTTGCCATATTATCCTACAAGAAACGCTGGTGGAGCTTCGTATGTCTGTCTAATTTCACCTTCAATCTTTTCAATATCTGATACAGCTTCATTGTAGATATCAACGCCACGCATTGTGACGCCACCTGGCAATTGCATCTTGTCAAACTTGGACATGTTAGTGCCCCATTGTTTCTTGACATATGCTGTGGTAAGTTTCTTGAGCATACGATCATTCCATACTTGTGTGTATGTATTAGGATCTGTAATGACAAATCCTTCAATAATCATAAACTCGCCGGCTTCTATATCGTTTTCCCAATCCCAATCAACATAAAGTTTATCTGTTAAACGATTAAAGCGAATTGGTTGCTCACCGGTAAACATAAGATCAAGTGTCGCTAGATGCTGCATAGTAAGAGAATAGTTAACATATGATGTAGATGAAAGATCCCACAAATCGTTGAGACGCAACTGATAGCGAAGGTCAAACATATTCATACCCATCTTGTTTTGACCAACTCTAAAAACTCTTGTAGCGCCGATTAGATTGTCACTAACTGTAATGTATTTGTTAGTCTTGTCTGTGCTAGTAACCTGATGCTTAACATACGTGCGTTCTGTGCCGTTAAAATGAAACTCATTCCAAAACTCAAATGCTAATTCAACGGCGTCATTGACCTGCTCATCATCCACGTTAATCTGAATAACTGGATATCCTAATTGTCTTAGGCAAAAGTCTTTTAATTCTTCTTTGTTAGCAGGTTTGTTTAGTGACATTTTAAGAGTTATCCTCTATTAATTCTTTTAATAAGTTAAAAGCGTCACGGTCTTGCATGTTAAGTTGTTTTAAAACTCTTTCCAAAGTCATGGTATCTAATTCTAAAATTTTCACCGAAACATCTAATTCCATTTTAGTATCCTAATGCGTGATCATAGTTGGTAATAAACTTAACGTCATTTGAAGACATGATCTTGTCTTTATGACCGAAATACACTGTATAGAAATTATCTTTTTTCTTCAATAGTTCTGTACAGATATTTGAAACTTCTTCTTTAGTCAGACTAATAGCTTTAGTAGCGCCTTTTGGAGTCCATGATGGAACACCCACAAAACTTCCAGAATTGATCAAAGAATTTAGGTTTAATAGATTTTGCGTGGTGATCTCATCACAACCAAATGCTACTTCACCAGCAGCTGTTGTCACCTTAACTACCGAGTTTGATAAACTTGATGTCATATAATCAAATGCGTATTTCTTCTTTCTTGCTTTAATATCATCAAGTGAAACATTTCCGATATTTTCAGCCACATACGCATCATACCAGTCACCCATTGTGCTTATGACTTCTTTTTCTGTTAGGTCTTTAAATTCTGTGACAATAGTTCCCGCACCAGGTGCTGCACCTTTTTTAAGAGGATGTGTCTCATGTATTTTCAACATTCTATCAATAAACATACTTCTTGTTAGTTCAACATCGTCAAGTGAGTCTGACCAGCCAATGAGTGACTGATCTAATGGTGAACCTTGATATCCACCGGACTTAATATGAAGAGGCGCATATGATCCTGAGTCATATGACTTTTCTAGTTTATATTCTACAACTGCCATCTTAGTTCCTTATCTAAAACGTTGCGATCCATGAACCCAAACTACGATAACCCATCTATCACCCTTTGTGACAGGCTCT